AAAACGCCTTCTAATGTTTGTGTTCGGGGTGACAGCCCCTGACTGATAACATGGCTTTGCGAGGAATTATGTCACCAGCTGACAAGAAACATATCCAACCTAATAAATTTACACAAGCCTTTTCTGATAAATATTCAGAAATTGAACGACGTAAATTAGACGTCGACACAATGTATGCCCTATTGGGCCAGATTTCAGATGTTGCTGAACATGCTATGCTCGGCATCCGGCTCGGCGGAACCACGGCTGGCAGCAAATTATTAGGCTTTGGGCTTTCCCAAGCTTCGATTGCTGAGACAGTGGCTTTAGCCAGAGAAATCCAGAAACTTTACAAGCGCATGGAGGAGGGCAAATAGGCCGCCTCTGGCCATAGTGCGTCTGTTAACCATCCCGACACAATCGGAGAGCCCTGGTCTTAGACCAATTGAGGCACAGACTACATGAGGATCACTACCTAAAATCGGGCCTCTTTACCTCTGGAAAGCATGACGGCATCCAACTTATGTTGGTTACAGAGGGTTTCCGGGCCGGGTGGCAAGTCTGTCGCAGGACCCACCCAGAACTGACCCTAGTTCCTTCCGGTATATCTCTACGTGGGGATATATCAGAAGGAACATCCATCCGGGTGTTTCTCTGGCTGGAGCGGGTTCGCCACCGATAAATCACGGCAGGTCAGGGATACGAGAAGCGACTGTTTACTCCCCTCTCTGGAGTAGTCTACCAAATCGGTCAAGTTCAGCGCCGATTACTGCTAGCCTACTACTACTTACCTACTGGTAAGGTAGACCGGAGGACATAGGGGAAAGGGAAACCATGCCCAAATTGATTGTAAACGTGCCCATAATAGGCATATATCATGAGTAAGGGGAAACAAGGATGATTACGGCTCAACTAAAAAACAGAGTTAGAAAGCTGGAGCAAAAAATAAATTCACTCTCGTCTGAAACGAGAAATGATGTTATAGAACTATGTGCAAAAACGGCCGAAGAATTCTATGAAGACGATAAATACGAAGGCCAACAAATAGCTGAAGAGATAAGGAAATTAAAGGATGCTCCGACCATATCAACAGAAGGCGATAGATGATTTACGCGACGCAATATCTAAAAAAGAGCGGGTTGTATTGGCTGCCCCTACTGGCGCTGGTAAAACTCGAATTGCTTCTGAGGTATTTTCTTTAGCCAGAGAAAAAGGAAAGAGAGTAGCGTTTGTTGTTCCATTTCTTAGTTTAATTGATCAGACCTATAAGGCATTTGTGAAAGCTGGGTTGCCGGAAGACGATATATCCATTGTTCAAGCTGATCATTATCTTTGTAATTATAACAAGCCAATTCAGATTTGTTCAGTAGACACTTTAGTCCGCCGGCCAAAGCTGCCTGGGGTGGATATGGTTATATTCGACGAGGTTCATCGTCGATCAAAACTCCATAAGCGGTGGATGACCGAATGCCCTGATTATTCATTCATAGGTCTTAGTGCCACCCCATGGGCCAGGGGAATGAAAGAAGAATGGGACAGTCTGATTATTGTCTCGACCACTCGGGAATTGATTACTCAGGGATATCTTTCGGATTATAAATATTTTGCTCCATACTCCCCGGACCTATCGAATGTAAAAGTAGTCGCAGGTGACTACCACGAAGGTCAGCTTGCCGATGCTATGAACAAGCAGGAGATAACGGCAGACATTGTAAAGACATGGGTGGAGAAAGCTGATAGGCGCCCGACTTTATGTTTCTGTGTGGACCGGGCGCATGCTCGGTGTGTTCAGGAACAGTTCCTCCAGGTGGGGATATCGGCTGGCTATGTGGATGCTTTCACCCCTGCCGATGAGCGGGCAAACATGATTGAAATGCTTCGTAAGGGGCATTACAGCGTCATTTGTAATATCGGGACATTGACTACGGGGGTGGATGCCCCCTTTGTCTCATGTATTATTCTTGCCCGTCCTACTAAGAGCGAGATGCTATTTCTCCAGATCATTGGACGGGGATTAAGAACCAATGAGGGTAAAGAAAATTGCCTTGTTTTAGATCATTCAAATACCGGTATTTCTCTCGGATTGCCCTGCACTATTAACTATAATGAATTAAAAACTGGGGTAGTTGAAAAGGGTAAGAAGACTGAGAAAAAAGAAAAGCCTATTCTTATTCCTAAGAAATGCCCACAGTGTAGTTATTTAAAGCCTGTAGGTGTTCACGAGTGTCCTGAGTGTGGGTTCACACCTAAAAGGATGAGCGATATCATTGCCAAAGACGGGCAATTAATTGAGTTTAAAGGAAAGAATAAATATGCTTCCACCCCTAATTATGATATAACACAAGAATGGTTTAGTGGCCTTTTATATGTGGCTGCTGAGAAGGGGTATAAAGAAGGCTGGGCCGCTCATCAGTTTAAGAGTAAGTTCGGTTATTGGCCCGATAAGCTTTCAAGGAAAATTAGCATACCCTCTCAAGAGGTCCGTAGTTATATCCGAAGCCGGCAAATTGCGTATGCCAAGGTTAAAGAGCGAGTTGCCAGTGGCGGCATCATGGGACGCTTCAAGCATCAGGATATTTAAATATGTCCCATTCAATGAGATTGAGGAGCGGTATTGCCAGTGTTGGATTATTGCTAGTTTGCTAGGACCTCCTCATGGGTTCTATGCCGTTCTTATGGAATTAATAATATAAGGATAGATGAAGATGAAGGCGAAAAAGGTTTACAGGTATTATACTACCGAGGAAATGGAAAACAATGCATTTGAGCGATTTGCAGAGAAACAGCAACACAAAAGGCAAATAGAATTTATTAATGAGGCTTCTCATAACGATCCGATCAGGAGGGTATTTGCTACTCAAAAGGGTATATTGTCTAGGCAAAAGGCTAGAGGGAATTCCAAAATAACACTTCCAAAGTTAAAGTTTTTGGAGAATTCTGATGGATAAAGTTATTTATGTTTCTTATTATTGGCCATTTTTCACAACTGACGAATTGAGAAGATTTGATTATACGGCCGTCGACGGGTCGATGGATCCTATTACCAGTGTATTTTCATATGATCCCGGCACAAATTCGATGTTGTATAATGATTATGATGCCAAGGGGGTTTGGAAAGATCGTTGGTATTATCAGTATCGGCCTGGATTTGGGGTCGCTGAGTGGAGAGATGATTATCCCGGCAAGAAAGTAATTATGAACCCTCCGATAGGCTGGGGCTGCACTGAAACGATCGGCGGGGTGTATATGAATAGTCCGCAAATGGATTTTTTTAAATGCTGGCCATGGTCAATGGCAAAAGGCACACAGATTATAAAATATGAAGATCTGCTAGCTAACTTTGTTGTAGAATGTGGTATAGCCTATCAAAACGTCCTTCAGTTCACTTATTTGCAATCTTGGAATGGTAAGCCTGGCACTGGGGCCAGATATTGGATGGCTAAGGGTATTGGTCCGGTTGCCGTTCAATGGTTAGCACAAGATCCAAATGATATCACAAAGATAATAGAGACGGCCCGCATGGATGCGGTTATTACTCACGTCAACGGAGCTGGTTAATGGCTAGAGCGGGTCGCAAGCGCAAATTGGATGCTGATAGATATCCCGGAGGCCAAACCAAACCAGAAGAAACAATTTCCCCTTGTGCGACCAAGCGACTGATGATGGCAGCTCTCGCCGGCATGGCAGACGCTCAGTGGGGAACAGTTGCCGGGAGATATTTCCTGTCCGGCATGTTGGACCATGGACAATATGAAGCTGCCAAAAGATATGGCGCATTGTCCGAAGCATATGCCCAGATGATTTTAGGGCCGAGACCTCCTAAGACTTCCACCGGAGAGCGGGGAAGTATCAGTAATGAAATTGACCCGGACACTGAGGCGGGACAGGCTGAGGTAGACCGCCACATAAGAACCAAGCAGAAATATAACGAGGTTAAGGTTTTATTGATGGGCTATGCTCCAGAAATGGAGATCGAGCTTTCCAAGTTTTGTATCGGAATGGGTATGATCCCCAACTACGAAGTGATGAGGGATTTGAAGTTGGTTCTTAGTGCACTTGCGGATCATTGGAAGATTGACGCTAAGTAACTAAGCGGATAGAAGAGTTGCGGGGCAATACCTCCGCCCCGTCTCTTCATCGACTTGGCCCGTCTGGTAGCTCCTTTCCAGATGGGTCATTTTTTTAGGGGAAGAGACATGGACCAGAAAATGGTCTTTAACAAAGACAAGAAATACGACATTCAACTTGGCCAAGCATTTATTAATGAGCGCAGGCTAGGAGAAGTATTTGCAAGTGCGAAATTAGAACGGGTAAATTTATCTCAGGAACACTGGAAAATAGAATTAAAATCCGAGACTTGGCAGTGGGAACGAACAGGTAACATTTGTATTGAATATCGGCATAATGGTAAAAAATCTGGACTAGCTGCGACTGAAGCTGATTTTTGGGTTCATGAATTGAAGCGTGACGATAATACGCTTGTTTACATTATGATCCCTGTCCCTCACTTAATACAAATATGCCATAGGTATTATGGACAGGGGAGGTTCCGCCATAATGCGGGGGATGATGGCCGTTCAAGCGTCATTCTCATTCCTATTAGGGAGATACTATCATAGTATCAAATGGGATCTGATTGCATTTCCAAGCGCCCAAAGAGCTTCGCGGTTTATTTTTTTTCCATACTTCAGCTCGCCGTCGAATACGTGGGCAAAGAGCCTCCCACGTTCGTAGTTCCACTGATCGTCTGGTTTAGTGCAATATTTATCGTAGTCCAATGGGAGGCCGTTTTTGGCCTCCCTATAACCATCTCCAAATGCTTTGGAGTTAAGGGCCCACTGGGAGCCCTTTTTTGTTGTAGGAACCTGTCTAATGGGCATTACGCTGCCTCTTTGTTTGATGGAATTGGAACGTCAACTTTTGAGCGAAATGTGATCAGCTCGTATTTAGTAACCTTCAGGCAGCTTTCGTACTGTTGATGGCTCATATACTGGAGTAATGCTTCTTTTATGGGACTTTTGCGCTCGGCGTCGTATTTGATTTTGAGGGTGAAATCATTGCCTTCGATCTTCTCTTGGCCAGTGGCGATTGCCAGTGTCTTAAGGGTCTTAAGTTCGTTTTCAAGGCATTCAATCATCATCTTAACTTGAGCGTATCGGTCTGCGATATTGATGGTCATGTGTCTCTCCATTGGTTTGTTCTTATGTGTCTATTATGCATTGTGCATAAGATAAGTCAAGCACAATTATGCAAAAAAAATAGCGGCCATTTTACCGGCCGCCAAGTTGGGAGGGAGATTATCCTTTACAAAGCGCCTACTTGTGATAGATTGTGGAAGCGCTGTTTCTCATCTGCAATCAGTCTGTTAGCTTTTTCTGCGGTGTATATTGGATAGGCCAATAGATGCTTGACGAAGTAGCCTTTTCGCTTGCCTTTGACCCGAAATGTTTCTGCCTCATCTCGGCTGCTAAATACCATCCTTCTACTTTCCATAGATAGAAGCGTAGGGAATTCTACCTCAAGGACATATACAAAGTCGTTCATGCCTGCCTCCCAATATAATTTCTAAGCATATTTTTAATATTTTCCTCGATATGCCCGGAATATTTATCCATCAATACTCTTTCGATTGCCTTAAACAGCTCTGAATTGCGTTCCAGTTTTCGGAGATCTTCCCCTGCATAGGTGGGATCAAGCCATATCGCCCTGACACAATCTACAGTCACCCCATTCTTATGTGTCGAATAGCATACATTGGCAGTTCCATAGGCCAGTACCTCAAGGCCGGGAAATGGGCGGAGTTCATCGAAGTCGTAGTCATAATCGTGCATCTGTCTCTCCATCAGTTGATGGATGTATTATGCACAATGAATAATAACAGTCAAGCAGGAAAACGCGAGATCCAGCGAATTTGTGCAATTTTTGTGGACTTGGCGTTTGGTGTATTCAAATGGGGGAGACTACACCAAGAATAGGCGGTTAACCGGCTAACAGCGCGTCATTAACCGGTTAACAGCGTATTTGACTTTCCGGCGTAATTCACTATAATCTTGAAATCTTTCAATGGGATAGCGTATAAATTCTCGCCCGTCTTTTTGTGCGGTTTGATCTTCCATTTGATCTCGAATGGCCCAGGTAGTCTACAAATACCCCAGTATTCATCCTTCCAGTAAAAGATAAGGGAAGCTGGAATATTACCTAATGACAGAGAAACGGTTTGCATATCTTGGACTTCGCTAAGCCTGACTGGGATTTCCTTGCTTTTCGCAAACTCCCATCCAAGACGGATGATATTGGCTAATCTTACTGTCTGATTGGTTGCCATATCCTCGAATGCGTAATTAACCCCACAATCATCATCTTGTTTAATTGCCCTAAGAGCTATAGGATTAGCCACTATAACTCGCGCTATTATTTCCAGCTCTTTTCTGAATGCCTCTTCACTCATATTGACATAACCTCCTTATTTATCTATAAAAATGCATAACCGAAAATCCATTTAAGTAAAGGGCTATTACCATGCCAGCCTTGCCGAATGTTCGGCAGGAATTATTCTGCCAAAACATAGTGAAGGGCATGTCCGCCCTAAAAGCCTACGAGGCAGCAGGATATAAAAAGCACTGGGACAATCCGTATAAGCTCAAAGGGAGAAAAAGGGTGTCCGAAAGGATCCTTGAACTGCTTAAAATTACTGAGACTGATCTGAAGGTCACAGTAGAAAGCATGACCAATGTTTATGCGGACCTGCTTGTGAATGCCAAGAAGGTCGGGAACTTTAATGCTGCCAAGGGCGCAGCTGATAGTTTGGCCAAGATGCATGGCCTGATGATCGACAGAAAAGAGACGGGCGCACCGGGCGATTTCAGTCGGATGAATGATGATCAAATTAGACAATTTATCTCGGCCACAGCTTCAGAAATTGGCGCTTATAGCGGCGGCTCAGAAGGAGCTGATGAAGAGGGAGAAGAGGCGGGCTGCTGAGGGAGACCTCGGAGAGTTTATTCGCCAAGCCTGGAATGTTTTAGAGCCCTCTAATCCTTATGTTCATGGTTGGCATATAGACGCCATTGCCATGCATTTGAATGCCATTGAGGATGGCGACATCAATCGGCTGCTGATTAATATTCCTCCAGGCCACATGAAGAGCTTGTTGGTAGCTGTTCTATGGCCGGCATATTTGTGGGGTCCGTGTAATCAGCCTCATCTCCGTTTTCTTTGTGTCTCGCATAGCCAAAATCTGGCAATTAGAGATAGCACTAAGATGAGGAGGTTAATCACCTCTGAATGGTATCAGGAAAACTGGGGAGACCGGGTTAAATTAACCGGGGACCAGAATGCAAAGACCAAGTTTGAGAATGACCGACTTGGGTTTAGGGAGGCCGTTGCGGCGGGCTCAATTACTGGCTCTCGCGGCGACATTGTCATCATCGACGATCCCCATTCAGTTGAAAGCGCGTCCTCGGATCAGATGCGCGCGACGACGATCGAGTGGTTTCTTGAAGCGGTCCCAACCCGCCTCAACAACCCGGAGAAAAGTTCGATTGTTGTTATCATGCAGCGGTTGCATGAGAGCGATGTCTCCGGAGTTATCCTTGAGAAGAACCTTGGATATACGCACCTTATGCTGCCTGCGGAATTTGATCCGCTGCGTCGCTGCGAGACTGAGATCGGATTTAGCGATCCTCGTCAGGTAGCGGGAGAGGTTTTATTTCCGGAAAGATTTCCGAGTGAGGTCTTGGAGCGTGATAAGTTAGTTATGGGCCCGTATGCATATGCAGGACAAATGCAGCAATCCCCTGCTCCTCGTGGCGGTGGGATTATCAAGAGGGAATGGTGGAACCTCTGGGATGACGACGAGGCGGCTGCTCAAGGGGTTAATTCGGGCGCTAGCTATCCTTCTATGGATTACATTATTGCTAGCCTTGATACGGCATACGGCGAGAAGCAGGAGAATGATTTCTCGGCGCTGACTGTTTGGGGTGTTTGGCAAAGAGGCGGTCAAAAGGCCAGGGCTATCTTGGACCATAAGGGTGGAAGGTCAGAAGTCATCGACGATCGGGATACTATCCCTGCGGTAATGTTAATGCACTCCTGGGCTAAGAAGCTTCCTATCCATGGCCCGGATATCTTACGCCGTCCCGGAGAGACTGAGTTAGAATTTAAGCGCCGCTCTATGGAAGAGTGGGGATTGGTCGAATGGGCCATTCACACTTGTAATCAGTTCAAAGTTGACATGTTACTGATTGAGGCAAAGGCAAGTGGCCTTTCGGTTGCCCAAGAGATTAAGAGGCTCAATAGAAATCAGCATTGGGGTGTCCAGCTTATTAATCCGGGAAATGCGGATAAGGTTGCCAGGGCCTATGCTGTCCAAGCAGTGTTTAGTGGCGGGCAGGTTTATTCTCCCGACAGGGCATGGGCAGATCAGGTAATTACGCAGTTTGAGAATTTCCCAAAAGGAAAGCACGACGACCTTGTCGACAGCTCGACGCAAGCGCTCAAGTATCTCAAAGAACGCAATCTCCTTAGACGTCCTGAGGAAATTGTGGCCATTTCTATGGCCGAAGGTTCATACCGACGGACTAGCAAACCTGTCTATAACGTCTGAGGCGGCGATGTCATTTATTATTGACCATTCTGTTGTCAGGCCGATGGATGAATTGCCTGAGCAGAAAATGGCCTTAGTGAAGATCCTGTCTGATACTGGTATTGAGGGATGGGCAATGACCGTCAAAATAGACGGCGAGTTGTTCTGGTATCACGGCGGCAATCCTTTTAATGAAGAGCCACACGGTTGGCTTGCAATCCACGAGAAGTAAATGGCCAATGTAGCCCCGATGAACTTACGGCAGGTTCCTACTCCTGGAATGCCGCAGGAAAAGCCTGAGCAGGTAGACCTCACGCCACCTGAGCAAAAGGCAAAGCCGGGCGATCAAGTCATTCAAATTGATCTTACCGATGGCGGGGTGCAGATTAACTTTGGCGGATTGCCACAGGCGCCCAGCGAAGATAGCAAGGATCATGATGCCAATTTGGCGATGCATGTCGAGATAGGTGTTCTCACTGGCGTTGCCGATGAGCTTTTGAGATTGATCAATGACGATCGCACGCGTCAGGATCAGAGATTAGAAGACGTCGCCAAGGGAATTGAACTCCTAGGCATTAAGCTCGAAGAGCCAAGATCAGAACCAAATGACGAGGGCATCTCGGTCGTTAAGCATCCGTTGTTATTGGAAGCTGTCCTAAGGTTCCAGGCAAATGCCCGCGGCGAATTGTTGCCGGCTGATGGACCGGTGAAGGTCTCGAATGAAGGTGATCAGATAAAGCAGCTCGATCAAGCGGCAAACGCCCTTGAGACAGACATGAACCATTATCTGACGTCTGGGGCTCCTGAATATTATCCCGATACTGATCGTATGTTCTTTTCGCTTGGATTGGGTGGAGAGGCATACAAGAAGGTTTATTATCATCCTTTGAAGCGTCGTCCTGTATCAGAGACAATTGACCGTAAGGATTTGATCCTTTCCGAAGGTGCCGTAGCTATTGAAGCGGCCGCCAGGGTTACTCATCGTAGTAAGATGAAGCCTTCAGACGTAAGAAGAATGCAGCTTGCCGGCATTTGGAGAGACGTCGCACTTACTTCCACAAATTTTGCGCTAGGCAATGTTGTTGACATTGAACTGGCAAACATCTCAGGTGTTGAGCCGAAGAGCTTGATGGAACACCGAGAGGTCGATAGAGAAATTTACGAGTGTTATTGTGAGTTAGATCTGCGTGGTTTTGAGCATAAAGAAGATGGCGAAGCCACCGGGTTGCCCCTTCCTTATCGTGTGACGTTAGACAAGGACAGCAGGCAAGTCCTCGAAATCCGCCGTTGGTGGGAAGAGGGCGATGAAAATTATACACGAAAAGAAGTCTTCGTTGAGTATGTATTTGTTCCGTCGTTCCCCGGTCTTAACCTCGGTCTTTTGCATATTCTTGGTAATGCTAATCGCGCTCTTACAGCGGCTTGGCGAATTGCTCTTGACAATGGCATGCTGGCTAATTTTCCGGGTGGCGTTATGGCTCGATCATCCGGCCGCCAGCAAACGACCACGATCCGGGTTGGGCCAGGACAAGTGGCGCCATTAG